TCTGTGAATAGTTGGCGTCGTAGTGGTCGCGCCAATCATTACACTTCGACATCACCCAATCTTCTAATGAATTGTCATCAATCAACAACGCTTCATCCAAACCTTCATAATTTTCCATACTAATACCCTATTAGTAGCCAGCAACGCTGTCTAATTCAACAAATTCGTCAAACTCTTCCCAATTCCCTGCGTAAGCCACCTTAGCCAGCTGGTCTATATACGCTAACGAGTCGACAAGGTCGTCATGTGTTAGCGGATCTGGGAATTGAAACAGCTCGTCTAAGAACTTTGAGTTCCATTGCGCCTTCTTTAACGTAATTAAACCGTGTTCAAACCGCCCTTGTAAGGCCCACATAACACGATCTGTCTTCTTTTGGTTGCCGTGTGTCAACTCTTGCACATTAAAGAAGAAGCCGTAGCGTTTCATCATGTCCGTTAGCGGGGACATCACTGCTTGCTTAGCAATTCCCTTCTCAATTCCAACGCTGATTGGTTTGTAGTCTCTAACCACTTCGAAAATCTTACGAGCGGTGTCTTCAAGCGTCCACCTACCGTAAATAATACTCTCAACAAACCACCCTTCTTCACCCACTTTAACCACGCTGATAGCTGTGTTGTCAAGTCGGCTGTTCTTTGAGCGTTTTTTGCTGACATCTTGGAAGCCAGCCAAGTCAATAGCGACATAATAGTCACCCTCCATATTGCTGTCATCAGCGACAGTAACCCATTCTTCTTTAAACATCTCGCTGCCTTTGGCTTCAAACGACGCCATAAACTCTTGACGAAATGCGTAAGAGGACATAGACTTCTTTGCTACATTAATCTCTTCCGGATCGAGTAGCGGGTTGTCGTAAGACGTAAAGTGCCAAGCCCTGTAAGTGTCATCATCTCCTAACTCTGCATACCTGTATAAGTCGTAAAAGTGGTTTCTGCCTTGTGGTGTTCCAATGAAGACGGCTTTACCCTTCTGATCCGCTAGCGCGGGACGCAGAATAACTTCCCACACGTCCGGCTTCATATCCGCATACTCATCCATAACCAAAAACTTCAACGAAACACCGCGCATAGTGTCTGGGCGGTCAGCCCCTTTCAAAGAAATAGTTGCGCCATTTATTAGGGTGATGGTTAGGTTGTTAACGTTTTGCCCTTTTATTATTGGTGACGCTAAGTCGAAGATGGTTGACCACATAATATCTCTAGCTTGCCCTTGCGTTGGAGCTACGTAGAAGACACCACCTGGTGAGTTTTCTAGGGCTTTTAAGATAAGCATCCACGCCGCTAAGCGTGATTTACCCGTCCGTCTACCCGCCGCAATAACTTTAAAACGCGTCTCATCGTTAAAGACATCTTGTTGCCACGGCAGTAGTGAGACGTTTAATGCTGTCATAGTACGATGGTGGTTGTTGGCGCTATGTACAACTCATAAGAGATTATGAATGTAGCGCTGACGGATGAGCATTGTATGTCGATGGTCTCACCTTCTGTCATGATAAGCACCTTGCCGTCACCACCGCCAAATTCAACTAAGTCGCCAGCACTCATATTCTTACTATGAAGAAAGCTATAATCATTACCATCAGACCAGCGAGCATCAACGGTGATAGAGCCGCTGGCGGCAGCTAAGAAGTAGGTTATTTTGCAGTGGTAGCCAGTAGGGACTGTTATAACGCTGACGTAGGTGTTGTTGTCAGCTACTTGCGGAATATAACCTTTGGAGCCGTACGTAATATTCATTTATAAACCCACATCACTGGAGTGTCGGTGTTACGTAGGTCGACGTGTACAAACGTGTTGGCAACGCCAATCCCTTTAAAACCCAACTCTATCGCCTTCTCTACAATTTTATAACGCTGCTGACCGTTTGACACTGACACATCAGCAGCAACCCCTTTCGTATGATAGCCACCGTTTGGTTTGTTGCGTTCAGCTGAATGTTGTTTGCTTCGAAAGCCGCTTGTAATCACGAACGGGAAGCCACACTCTTCACGTAGACGATCAATCATAATTAGAAAGTTGTTTGACATTTGATTCTCACCTGTCTCACGACAATCAAACTCATCTAACGTAAAATGCTTAAGCACCATCTACAACATCCCCATCTTCGTTAAACGTTGACCCATTAACACTCACACTGTCGTTAACAGTTGAGATGTTAACTTGAATTGTCGGCTTAGCACTACTCTCTTCCGTAAAAGCAGCCACTGGTAGTAAGCGGTCTGCAACGATTTTCCATGCTACAGCTTGCGCTTTATGATCGTCGTCGAGGGCGGCGTCTAAAATCTTATGCAAAACTTTAGCTGATTTAGGGGAGGCTAACATACTACGACGATATTCTGTCATGATGGCGGATTGTTCACGACGTGTTAAACCACCAGTTTCAGCGTAATCTGACTTTCGTGGTCGTCCGCGTTTTCGTCTTGGTTCTGCCACACTTTTAGTTGTAGACAATGAAAACCCCTTGATTATATAGCTATATCGTCACACGACAACAAGACATATAGCTATATAGTTCTAGTGCGTTAAACGTAAACACCTCTAAGACATAAACCACTACAACCATCTTAACTCTTTTTCGATAGTGGGTTGATAGTAGTGGGTTGACTTGTCAGGAGGGTTACGTTAGTAGTTGGCTGTTGTTTTCAACGTTTCTCTATCGTGTAAAACAATAAAGAGATTATATCATATTTTTAAGCAAAAGTCAATACCCTATATAGGTGTTTTGTGTATTAATTACATTTTAATTAACGTTAGAGTAGTACGTTAGAGTCGAACTGTTGTTTACGCTGTCAATCGTTGTAGTCGAACTGTCGTTTACGCTAGCTGTCTTGTTCATTATGCCACCTTTTTAATACTATATAGTTATAAGCGTTTTCTTTTTTAAAACAATTTGTTATAGACGCTGTATATTTATACAGTTGTTGTCGTTTTTGTTGTTTTTTTCTAATTCGTTTTTTAGCAAACGGACGCGGCAACACTAAACACACACGCGCGCACGCCCCCGCCCCCGCCCCCGTACGCACACCCACCCGCACGCGCACGTACGCCAGCGCACACCTGGACGCACACGCACACGCCCTGGCGCACGCGCTGCACGCACACGCTGGCGCGCGGTAGAGAACGCGTGAGAGCGAAGGCGAGAGGCGACGCGGGACGCTATAGCCCACTATCGACCAACGCTATAGCCCACTATCAACCAACGCTATAGCCCACTATTCACGAAACAAATACCGACTATTCACACAATGAATTTGCGCTGCTTAAACAAGCGATATAGTCTACACACATCGACGCAATACAGCGTCATCAACTACGGAGTAGACAACAATGAACATACACACCCATACAATCGCGTTACACATCGGCAACACACAAGAGATGTACTGTGACAACATTCAGCTTTTAGGGAATGCGAAGAATCGCTACGACTACGCGTACGAGTTGCGAGAGTTGGTCGAGAACAGATTATTCAGCACGACGAGCGACTTGTTCGCTTTGGATGTCCTGACGTCTAGTTTAGCGGAGGTCAACTGGGCAGAGCTTGCGGACGACTACTGGAACGAATACCACAACATTGACGCGGAGTAGACAACGATGAACTATCAAAGAGTGATTAGAACACCAATCGAGCAAGTGATGCACGTATTGAACGTCGACGCGAAGCAAGCCTACGAAGTGCTTGACGAGATGCAGATTGACTTTAGCGAGTGTACAAACCTAGAGTTTGCACGCGAAGCAAAACACTGCTACGACTTCCTCAAACTAAAACGCAACCCGAAGAAGTATGCGAAATGGGTTAGAGACAACTTTGGAAAATAAACGGAGTAAACAACAATGGAAAACATTAAACGCATGAATTACGACGACACCGACTACAACGGCAACACATGGCCGCGTGTCTGGGTTGACACGTACAACGGGTTAACCGATCAATTAGAGCGTGTCGTGTCGCTAGGCGAGCGTGAACGTGTCATGAACGAGCGTCACGCATTCTTTGTGATTTGTGTGGCCACTGCCAGGCTTGTGTCAGAAAACGGCGAGGTGTAAACAATGATTAGAATCTTGGAAGTGGTTTTGATGATGTTGGCGCTATTATTCTTAATA